GCAGCAGAAAGGGGACGGGGTTCAGCTTGATTGATCTGGACGTGAACGACTGACGGGCCAGCAGGGGCAGCAGCGCTGGCAACTTTCGCCTCTAATTCTGAAATCCGAGTTTCGACAAGCTGGGAAACAACGCCAGCGATCAGGGCGTCGAAACCGGAGGCAACGGGGGCAGCAGTGGCGGGGGACATAGCGGCGGGGGCTGGGGTGGGGGACTGGACGGGGGCAGGGGTAGCGCTGGGGGCAGCTTTCGGGGCCGGATAATTCTCCCCTACCATCGGGGGCGCGCCACGGCTGGTGATGATTTTTTCGGCTGGCAGCTTTGCTAGGTGAACGGCTACTGATTCCTTCCCCCGTTGAAATACGAAAATGATTTCAAGGGTACCGTAGTAATGCTCACAATCGACGACGATACCCCAGCTATCGGCAGGGATTAGCACGTTCGATATATCAATGTGCAGCCGAGAAGTGTCCCCCTTATATCCATTGTCGGCCAGCTTCTGTCGGGTTGCTGCTGAATCTGTATGAAGCATCGTGATGGGCGTGATTTGGTAATCACTGCCCAGCTTCAGTCTTCGCCCTGACACAATGCCAACGGTGCCAGTTAACGGGGTACGGGGCAACGGGGTAGACATAGGGTTCCTCTGGCGGGGGTTGTCTTGCGGGTTCCAACGGTACTGGACTGTCAAGGTATCGGCTGGCGTGTGCAATGTCAACGGTAGGGCAGGGGGCAAAATACAAGGGACAACAGCCCAGCCCCTGACTCTCATTATATAGGGGCGCTTTTCAGTGTTCGAATCAGTCAACGAAAGCAGTGGAAATCACTGGCAAACCAGCGCCAAACTGGCCCGATTAAATCCCGAAAGCGAAATCGATTCTAACGCGTTTACCCCCCTCCCCCGTACAGAGCCATTGACATCACCCCGTTCGTCGATCTGGGGGGAATTTCACTTTTTGGAAAAAGGGCGAAATATCACAAATCTGATGGCGAAATATCACAAATATTTGTGACATTGCCTCTGTTTCGGCGTTCATTCGGGGAAATTGCCTATATCACAAATCTGCTCTCAAAACTGCCCCCAGTTTTTGGGCAGTTCATGAACTGGCGTTCATGTAGGGGCAGGGACTGGGCAGCAGGGGGAAGCGCTGGAAATACCCTTAGCGCTAAGGCACTGGGGCGCTGGACTGACACCCCTTAGCGCTAAGGTATTGCCAGCCCACCCACCGCCAGCCGATGCAACGGGGGACGCTGGGGCTGGCAACGCTGGGGCGCTGGACTGGCAACGCTCGAACGCTGGGGGCGCTGGGGCGCTGCTGCTGCTGGGGGCGCTGGCAACGCTGCTCAGTTTGGGGACAGCTTCCCTAAGTGTCAGTGCCCACGCCCCCGCGCGCGATCTATAGCGTGTCAAAGTGACACACCCCACGCTGGCCCGTAGTGGGCAGGGCCAGCAGCAGCCCCACGCCCCACGCCCACGCCCTGCCAGCGCTGGCAACGGGCAGCAGGGGCCAGCCAGCAGCCCAGACGGGGCAGCGCTGGCGTTCGAGCGCTGGCGCTGGCAACGCTGGCAAGTGGGCTAAGTGCTGACGCTGCAACGGGTTGCGCGTTCTCTCAGGGCTGAGAGTCTCAGGGGTGAGGGGTATACCCCGCCAGCGGCAGTGGCGAACGTGGTACCACCCCTCCACGGTCAGCCGTTGCACGGTACAAGTCAACGGGAGCCATAGGGTGCGAGTGTGTCGTTTTGACACGGGTGGGTACTGGCGCAAAAAAAACAAAAGGGCTACGTTGCTGTGTCAACACCAGCAAAGGAGTTAGCACGGGGTCGCGACGCGGCGGCCGCGGGGGGAGTGGGAGGAGGAGGAGCGGGTGGCGGTGGTGGAGCGGGTGCTGGAGGGCATGGCAGAGGGTCATACGCTCTCGGAGACGGTCAAGGCTGTATCGTCGGCGCTGGGTGAGCCACTGACGGCAGGGCTAGTTCGGCGCTGGATTGTGGCGGAGGAAGCGTGGTTTCAGCGATACCAACGGACCAAGACGATGCTCGGACAGGCGTTTGCCGAGGAAGCGATCTTGGTAGCGCGGGAGAGTACGAGTAGCACCACAGCGATGGATCGGGTGCTGATTGAAACGCTGAAGTGGGCCGCAGCCAAAGCGAATCCCGTGGAGTATGGGGAGAAGCAGACGGTGGAACACCAAGGCGCGCAGACGTTATCGGTGAAGATTGTGGAAGATGATGCGCCGGTCAGAAATGTGATGGCGCTGAATGCAGCGGGGAAGGATGCCTTGGTTAGCGCCGTGGTCAGTGGACCAGCTTTCTTTGCGCTACCCTCAGGGGGGTGACTCCAGTGTCACCCCTGACTACGTAGTCACCCTAACGGTACTAGTTATTAGTGAACGTAGTAAACGTGAACGAGTGAACGAGTAAACTCGTCAACGAGTAAACGAGTAGCTGCGTAAACGAGTAAACGAGTTAACGAGTTAACGAGGGAACGAGTGGCGTCTGTACGTGGAAAGCATAAATCTGGCGCAACGGAGGTGGAGGTTCGCCTCCATAAGCGCCACCCCGGTCAGGCGAAGATCGCCGTTCACCCTGCGCGGTTTAGGGTGGTCATGTGCGGGAGACGGTGGGGGAAGTCGGCCTGTGGGATTCGGGAAGCCAGCGATGTGGCGATTGCAGGACAGCCCGTAGGCTGGTTTGCGCCCACCTACAAGCTGGCGCTAGAAGCATGGCGGGAGTTGGTGGAGCGGCTGGCGCCCATTACAGCGCGGATGAACGAGCAGGACAAGCGGTTGGAACTGGTGACGGGTGGGATCATCGAAGTCTGGACGCTGGACACCCCAGATGCCGCCCGAGGCCGCAAATATGCGCTGGTGGTGATTGACGAGGCGGGTATTGCCCGTGATTTGCTGGAAGTCTGGCAAGCCGCCATCCGTCCCACACTGGTCGATTTGAAGGGTCGGGCGCTGATATTAGGCACGCCAAAGGGCCGCCGACACGGGTTTGTGGTGCTGTTTAACCGTGGATTGGGCGAAGACCCAGATTGGGCCAGCTTTCGGGCCTCGACGCTGGAAAACCCGTACATCCCCGCCGAAGAAGTCGAAGCGGCCCGAAAAGAGTTGCCACCCGAAGTGTTTGCCCAAGAATTTGAAGGCATCCCCACGGACGATGGCGCAAACCCGTTCGGTCTGGAGGCGATCCGTGCCAGCCTTGGGCCGCTGTCGGACCAGCCCGTGGTGGTCTACGGCGTGGACTTGGCCCGATCCATGGACTTTACCGTGCTGGTGGGGTTCGACGCCTACCGCCGAGTGGCTTTCCTAGACCGCTGGCAGGCCCCGTGGGCCATTACGAAGGCCAAGATCAAGGCCAAGGTCGAAGACACGCCGATTGTGGCTGACGCGACCGGTGTGGGCGATGCCATCGTGGCTGATCTGCAAGTCATGGGGGTCAACGTCACGCCTCATGTGTTCACCCAATCGTCCAAGCTCCGGTTGATGCAGCGGCTGGTGGCGGCGTTCCAAGGCAAGGAACTGACGTTGCCTGATGCCGACGATGCCCGCTGGCTGACCAGCGAGATGGAGGCGTTTGAGTTTACGTATACGGCCACCGGCGTCCGCTATGAGGCCCCGAGCGGGTTCCATGACGACGGCGTGATGGCCGTGGCGCTGGCGCTACACGGCTGGGATCGGGTACAGGGAGCCGTCCCAGAAGCCCCGCCGGGATTGCGCGTAATTGTAGACGACCCCTATGTTTCTCCAGAGAACGGCCCTGCCATGGCGTTTCCGCCCGCAGGAGACTTCCAATCGCAACTGCCCGGATCGGGCTGGTAACGCATGGAGAGGACAGGCATGGATGCAGTCCTAGCAAAGCTGGGCAAGAAACTGGGTCGCAAGCCCATGCTCCGTCGCAAAGGCTTGACCGACAGCAGCCCGATGAAGGAATCCGGCATGACGGTCGTAATCGGCATGGGCAAGCCAATGGGCGGTCGCGGCGCAATGGCGAAGCGGGATGACAAAGGCTACCCGATGGACGAGGAAGGACAGGACGACGAACCGATCAAGGAGACCAGCCCTGAAGGCTTGTCGGCCAAGCTCGACGCGCTGATGGAACGCCTAGACGCCATCGAAGCCAAGATGGGCATGAACGAAGACGAAGACGAAGAGATGGAAGACGAAGAGGAGGAAGACTGATGCTAGAGTCCGCTGCTCTATCCCTCGCGCTCAAGATCGTCTCTCCGATCCTGATCGGCTTTGTCACCCCGTTTGCCCTCGACGCCATCAAGCGGGGCAGCACGTTGATTGACGCACTGCCCGCCTATGCCAAGCAGGGGTTGGCTATCGCCATCGCCGCACTAGCCACAGCGCTGACAGACTTCCTCGGTGTGGGCATCCCGACTGATCTGGCGCTGTGGGACGGCGAAGTTATCAAGGCGTTGGTCGCGGGCTTCTTGGCGATCGCGATTAAGCAGCACCAGCAGCTCAAGGTCAAGCGGTAACGTGGCCTCGCCCGCATGGCAGCGGAAGGCAGGGCAAAACCCCGATGGCGGTCTTAACGCCGCCGGTCGTGCGAGCTTGCGTGCGGCTGGCAAAGACATCAAGCCGCCTGTCAAAGCCGCCGAAGCTGCCAAAAGCCCGAAGTCAGCCAAGCGCCGGATCGCCTTCTGTAAGCGAATGACGGGCATGAAGAACAAGCTGACCAGCGCCAAGACCGCGAACGATCCCAACTCACGCATCAACAAAAGCCTTCGGGCATGGGACTGTAACTAATGGGCCAGATGAAGATCGTGGCGACCGCTACGCTGACCGCCGCGCAGCAAGCGGTGACAGCAGAGTTCCGTCATCTGTCAAACGGAGGAGCGGGCGTCCAGTTGACCGGCACGTTTGCGGGCACGTTCCTGATCGAAGTGACGATGGACGGGACGAACTGGAACACCTATGCCTTTATCAACTGCGCGAGTGGCGCGACCGAGACCAGCATCACGGCAGTCGGCCAGTACCGCACCGAGTTGGTCGGCGTGTCGAGTGTGCGGCTGCGGTGCTCTGCGTATACGTCAGGGACGGCATACGCCACGTTGGTCCTGCTGTCCAACTAGCCGATGACGCCTATCGTCGTCACAAACAGCAGCCCTGCTGGTCGTGTCAGCCGCGTCAAGGCCGCTCCAAGTGGCGGTGGTGGCGGCGGCACCCTGCTTGCCAATTTTCAAGCGAGCGTGGACTTTGGCACGCCGTCGCTGATTGCTGGCACAAATTTCTCAGCGGTCACAAAAAACGGCGTGACGCTTTTCCGTGACGGCACTGGACAGATATATCCGTGCGATCATCCTATCCTCAAAGCACCAACGTACACTGGCGGCCAGTGGGTTTTCCGCATTAACAACAACGCTGGTCCGGGCGCAAACGAAATTGACTTTTCGCTTGCTACGTCAGTAACCGAGTTGTTTGTAGAGTGGTACGTCTACATGGCAACCGGCTCGGAAACACCGTCGTATGGTGGTCGTATAGCGTCTGGCACCGCCAATGGAACAGCGAACGACAAGGTGTTTCGTCTGTACGACGGACCCGGTGGGTTTGGTCCTGCGTACTCCTTCCCGAACACCACGGTGAAGATCGGTATGTCCATGAAAGGCACCGCCGCTAATACGGTGGAGAACGCCTACATTGAGACACAAAAAACAATTAACGTCGTCTACCCTCCAAACACCGATCCGGCATTGGGTCCGGTAGATGTTGCAAACATTGGAGAGGTATCGCCCGTTGTGCGACACGCCTACGGTGGAGCGTCTGCCTACATTGGGCGCTGGGTGCGTCATCAATTACGCGCTAAAGCTGCTACGGCAGCCAACAACGATGGCATCGTACAGTTCTGGCTTGACAACGATCTTGTATTGTCCCGCACCGACTTGAGTATCTACGCGGTTACGAGCGGTCTCGGGGTGATGAACAGCTTCCGCTACGGCTATCTTTTCGGCTACCGTAATTCTGGTGTGCAAGATTCTCGGATTTACATGGACAACTTTTCGTTCTCGACGGGAGGGTTTGTCTAATGGCCGCGCCGCAACTTGCCAATTTTGTCACAACCGACAGCAGCACCACTTCTACCACACACGCACTAAATTTTCCAGCGTGTAGTGTGGGAGACTTGGTGCTGTTCCACGTCTCTATTTCGCAAGCAGCCACGATTACGCTCACAGGCACTGGCCCAAGCGGCGAAACCGTCGTGATGGTGGCGCAAGCGCGGGCGGTTGGCTTAAATGACGGCTCAGGCGGCGTGTTTTATTTTATTGCCGAGGGGGCGTCGGGGGCTGGCACGGTCAGCGTGACCATTGATACGTCATCAGGGATGCGATGTACAACGGGGCGCGTGTTGAGTGGTGATTTTAACCAGAGTGCGCCGATTGACGCAGCAAGCGCGTTAAATCGCGCGTCAGCAACTACCGCAGCGTCATTGGCGCTAACGGCAGGCGCTGCCGATGGGCGAGTTATCAATGCCCTTGCTCAAGACACCACGTCGGGCGGCGTGACGCCACCGGCAGGGTGGACATCGCAGTCTGGCATTAGCGCAGCAGGATCAAGCGTTGAGGTGTTTCGACGCGATGCAACAACAACGGCAGCAGAGTCCGTGCCCGCGTATACGTTCACACTGTCGGCTGCCCGTCGCACCACGACGATAACGTACATTATTGCACCGTTTAATGCTGTTGGTTCTGCTATCGTTGTTATCTCATCTGGGCATCATAACCGAGGACTACGCTAATGGCTTTTAACGGCTATCTCAAACAGAGTGCTACGCCTACCATCGTCCTTGGTCCTTTCCTAGACTCAACGGACGGCGTAACAGCAAAAACGGCGGCGTCTCCTGTGCCAAAGCTGTCAAAGAACGGGGCTGCGTTTGCGGCACGGTCTGATGCGACAGCCATCGCACACATGGAAAACGGTTACTACAGTTGTGTGTTTAACGCGACAGACACCGGCACGCTGGGTATCCTTGCCATAGGTGCTACGGGCACGGCGTCTATCCCGATTCGGCAGGACTATCTTGTGGTCACGGCTGACGAATGGGATCGTTTGCATGACACCGTGGGTGCCGTTCCTGCTATTGGCATCATCGACCGTGGCACGGCGCAGAGTGCAACGAGCACGACGTTAGTGTTGCGGGCTGCGGCTACGTTTGCGGACGACACGATAATCGGCGCAACGCTGATGGCGTTTGGTTCCACACAGGGCTACTGGCAGTCGCGGAGTGTGACCGACTATGTGCTCTCAACCGACACGGCGACGGTAGACGCATGGACCGTCACGCCATCCGGCACGATTACCTACGTCCTTTTTGCGGGTGCGCCAAACGGTACGTCGAGTTTGACCGCTATTGCCAACGCCGTAGTCGAGGCCGAGATCGACGCCTTGGAGACCTATAACCGCACGACCAACACGGCGGCAACGATTACGGGACCGACCAGCGGGTCGAACGCACTGACCATCACGACCGACGCGGCGTACCTGCCGATCAAGAGCATTACCTGATGCTGCTCTGGCTGACAATTTTGCTGCTGGGTGAGGGAGCGGGGGGGTCACCACCACCCCCCGTTACCCCGACCGTCAATATGTTCTTTCGTCGCCGCCGCCGGGACTGGACGCCCAAGGCATGATGCCCCTGCTTGAGACCGTGGCATGGCCCCTCGTCGCACTCTTTGCTATTGTGCGACTGGGGGAGGTCGTCTCTCTGTTTGCGCCCGTTCGTGAAACGGAGCAAGTCGAAGAAGACCCGTATGACGCAGCGGTGCCCGAGGATTTGATTGCGGTGGCGATGCAGTACCCTGACGCATGGGCGCAAGAAGATATGGTCAAGGCCATTCGGGAAAAGTATGACGCACTGCGTGACTGGAATCTGGTGCGTGCCGCCTTTGGCGTAGGGAGAGTAGACGCATGACCGGACCCGTATTTTTTGACGACGTTGATCCGATGGGGATGTTGGATGAGGGGAGTGCGACGGTTCCGACCTTGGAAGGCCCGATTCTTGAGACAGAACTCGCCCGTGCCATGGAAGGCTTGTCAAACAACCCGCTCGGCCCGAACGAGAAGGTTGCTCCGAATCCTCCATCGAATAACACGAACACGGCGTCAGAGAATGACGCTTTGCTGCGTCGTGCGCTGTACGGTCACGACTTCCCCGCCGCCGACGACGTAGAAGAGATCGACCCGTCCGCGTGGGCGTCGTGGTGTCGTGGCCTGTGGGACAGCCGCCGCGAGGCCGTGCAGATGCACTTGCACTTAGTCGAGCGGAATCGCCTGTTTCGTGCTGGGCAGCAGTGGATTTCTGCCAGTGGCATGGGTCCGTGGCGGGAACCCGCTCGCCCGCGTGATGCCGCCCGCGTGGTCTACAACATGATTGACAAGGCGCTGGATCAGCGGCTCCAGATCATGATGGACCAGAAGCCGGGGTTCTCGGTCACGCCTGTCACGCAAGACCCAGAGGATCGGCGCAAAGCGCAGGCGCAACAGATGGCGCTGGAGTACCAGTATGAGCAGCAGGAGATGTCGCGCATGGCGCGAGAAGCCTCATTCTGGGCGCAAACGGACGGCATTTCCTTCTGGCACGAATTCTGGAATCCGAATCGTGGCCCGTGGGACGAGCGCATGGGCGACATCGCTGGGCAGAAGAAGCCAATGGGTGATATTGGCTGCCAAACGCTTCGGGTGGAGCAGGTTCGTGTCTCGCCTAACGCCACTGCCACTCAGAAACCGCATTGGGTCATTATTCGGGAGGTGATCTCGCGGAGTGAAGCGGCGTATCGGTATGGCATTACGGGTCTGGATGCTGCCAATACGATGATGTCCACCGGCAATGGCCCGACGTACAGCGGAAGTGAAGGGATCGGCGCATGGGTGCTCTCGCAGACGACGATTGGCGAAGGCCAGCGGCTGCGGGATGAAGATGTGACGGAACGGTTCACGGTCTATCTGGAGCCGCACCCCGATGTGCTGCCCGAAGGCTTGCAGATGGTGGTCGTTGGCGATGAAGTCGTGTTTGGACCCTCGCCCTTAATGTGGAACGTGATTCCCGTGGTCCCCATCCGCGACGGTTCCAGCGACCCCAGTTACTACCCCCGCCCTATCATGGAGCAGTGGGTAGACCACCAGATGCGGACCAATGCGCTGCTGTCAAAGTGGATCGAGAACATCCGGGTCAACGCGGGTGGTCGATTCCTGACGCGGCCCAACGCGATTGCCACCGAAACGTTCATGGGTGGCGTGACCTCCATGATCGAAATCCGTGGCGCTGGTCCGATGTCTGACAGCATCCAGCCGGTCAACGGGTTTAGTGTTGGCAACGATGTCAAAGAGGCGCTGGCGCTGGAAAAGTCTGCGTTTGAGAACGCCTCGGGCTGGAATACCGTCAGCCGTGGGCAGGTCACCGGCGAGTCAGGCCGTGCGATTATTGCCAGCCGTGAGCAGCTCGAACGGGTGTTCAGCCCGTGCGTGAGTGCGTTGGCGATGGCGTACACGGACTGGGGCAAAATCTCGTTGGCAGGCATGGCGTGGGGCTACGATATGCCCCGCTCCCTAGGCGCGATTGGCAAAGGCCGTCCCGATCTGGCTCGTGCCGTGTCGGCGTCGGACTTTGACGGGCAGAGCGATGTGAAGGTCGAAGCGACCAGCATGATGCCCATGCCGATGGCGTTCCGTATGTACCTGCTCGACAACTGGCTCCAGACGGGCGTGATCGACATGAAGGAATACCGTCGTCGCCAGATGTTTGCCGTGGCGACCAACATTGCCTCGCCAGACGACGATCAGGAATCACGGGCCAAGCGGGTGGCGGACGCGATTCGGATGCAGACGGATGTGCCAGAGATGCGGTGGGTGGATGACGAGAGTATCCACCAAGATGTGTTGCAGCGAGAGTTGCTGTTGCAGGACGATGTGGCACCAGAGATCATCGCGGCAGCTATGGCGCGGTGGACCGAGTTGGCAAATCAAGCGCAGCAGAAGCAGGGAGGGGCACCGCCGCAAGCGGGCGCTCCTGCTGGTGCTGGCCCAGCAAGCGGACCTTCCGCAGCCAGTGTACCGAATATCTCACCGGGACAGTTACCGCTTGCCAGTGGCAACCCGCCTCTTGGAATTACCAACCTCCTCCAACAGAGTTTGGCTGGCATTCCAGAGGAAGAGCAGGCCGCACAGCAAGCTGACATCTTATCCCGACAGCAATAGGATCGAGCATGGACGTAGCTGAAGCCATTTCCAGCGCCATTGAAAGCGCCCTCCCACCGGCACAGGATAATGTGGCGGCGGATGACGCTGACGAGACACTGGCCCCAGACGCAGCAGATGATAGCGTAGACGGTTCAGAAGAATCTGATGCGCCAGTAGATATGCCAGAGGGGTACGTTGCCGTTCGCACGGTGACGGACGATCTGGCAACGGAGTTCACGCTTCGTGATGCCGAAGGGGAGGTGGAAGTCCCCGACTTGATGGTGGAGTACAAGGCCAACGGCAAGGTGCGCCAAGATCGGCTGGATCAGGTGGTCAAGCTGGCGCAGTGGGGCGTGTACAACCAAGAGCGGGAGCAGAAAGTCCAGCAGGTTGAGCAACTGTCTCAACAGGTCCAACAGGAGCGCGAGGAACTCGCCGCCCTGCTGTCGGAACGAGAAGCACAGATTGAAAAGCTGTTGTTAGACGACGACTTCTTATTGGCCGTGCGCGATGCGTATGGCGAACAGAACTCGCCGGAACAGAGGGCCACACGCGCCGAACAGCAGGTACAGGACATTCGTGTCCAGCACCAGATGTCGGCGATTGCGGAGAAAGGCGAGATGTTCTACACGAATGAAGTGATGCCAGCCCTCAACATGATTGCTGAGGCACTGCCATCCATTCCTGCGGAAGAACTGGCCGAGAAGTTCCAGATGGCGATGTACGCGCACGTCGAACGCGCTCCCAACGGAGAGGCGTATATCCCGGCGTCACGCTACGATGCTGTCCGACAGTACATCCTCGACGATTTGGCCGTCTGGGCACAGGCGCAGCATGGTCGCCGCTCTCGCGCAACCACCTCAACTCCCCAGCGGGAGACACAGCAGGCGTTGGCAGAACGGGATCGCGCTCGCATTGAGTCACAGAAGGCAAAACGCGCCGTAGGACAGAAAACCCTCCCCGTTGGCAGTGCTGGCAAGCCGTCTGGCAAGCCCAAAGCCTACGCGGGCAACACCGTTGATGATGCCGTTGCCAGTGCGTTGAGCACGGCGTTGTCGTCATTCCGTTAATTCATTCCAAGAGGTAACCCGTGGCTAACCCCACTTTAATCACCGATGCCGAACTAACCGGCCTCCTGAAGAACGTGTACTCGCAGTTCCGTGAGAAGGTGCAGAACCTTGTCACCCCACTCCTCGCCCAGTTGGAGAAAGGCCGCTCTGGTGGCCCTCGCAATATGCGGTGGGGCGGCAACAACGTGTTCTTTGACGTGGTGACTGGCCGCCCGGCTGGTGCCACCTTCTCCTCGGCTGGTTACTTCCCGCCCGATACGACGGCGACGGAAGTGCAGGCCAACGTCGGTATCGTGCGGGCGTACACCACCCGTCAGGTGGACGGTCTGGCGTTCGTTGGCACGCAGTCCAAGGACGCGGCCTTCACGACCATCGCCAGCAAGACGATGGAAGAAATCAAGGACGCCTCCATGCTGCTCATGCAGCAGGCGCTGCACAACAAGGCTGACGGTGTGGTGGCCTTGATCGGCACGGTCACCAGCACGACCGAGATCATCGTCTCCTCGCCTTACGGTGTGGCAAACGCGGGTCAGGGTTCCCTCCTCCTCTCCGTGGGCGACTACATCGCGGTGCTGGATACGTCGGTGTCAAACGCCGTACTGGGTCGTTCGGCCATCACTGCCATCACGAACAGCGGCGACAACGCCACGCTGACGCTGGGCACGGCCATCTCGGGCATGGCCGCGACCGACAAGATTGTCAAGGCGACGGCGAACGACACGTCGTTCAACAGCGCCATGAACGGTCTGATTAACATCACCAACCGTGGCAACGCCTACGCCTCGCTGCACAACATCAGCAACGCGACGTACAGCATCTGGGATGCCACCCGCCTTGTTGCGGGCACGGACACGCCGGATGCGACCCAGCCGACCGAATCGGACATCTGGGACTTGATCCAGCGCATTGCCGGTCGCTCTGGCAAGGACGCCAACGTGAAGCCCAAGGACTTCCTCCTCATGACCACCCCCGGTCTGGCGAAGAAGCTCATGGAGAGCATGGTGGCGCAGCGCCGGTTCACCGCTGGCGAGTTTGGCACCACGATTAAGGGTGGCTACAAGGCCATCGAAATCTGTGGCATCCCGTGCGTGACGGACTACTACGTCCCGGCTGGCACGATCTACCTCCTGCACATCCCGTCGCTGTCGTGGGTGGATGCGAAGGACTGGGGCTTCGTGGAGTTCGAAGGCGCGGGTCCGTGGCGTTGGTTGCAGGGCCGCGATGCGTTCGAGACGACGTATGGCTGGTACGGCAACCTCGCCTGCTTGGCGCGTAACGCGCACGGCAGCATCACCGGCTACACCGACACGGCTCGCTACAGCCACATCTAAAGTCGCGGTGGGGGGTGACAGCACTCCGGCTGTTGCCCCCCATTGGGATCAACTTGGAGACTTCAGATGGCCTATAACTTTTTTGCGCCGAAGCCGGGACGCTTGGGGACGCTGCCTGTCCCGCTCAACAGTGGCCGACTCAACACGGGCACGCTGGCGGCTGGCACGGATAACCACAACAT